CATCCATTGGGACAATCCAAAGTGCGATTGGGATGTCTTGAAAAGCCACCTAGACTACTTTAAGAAGAATAACATACCCGTCATGGTAAATGGGGACTTCTTCTGTCTGATGCAAGGTCGCGGCGATAATCGTAGAAACAAGTCTGACATTAGACCTGAGCACAATAACTTTAGATACCTCGACTCAATTGTTGAGACCGCTGTAGAGTGGTGGACGCCATATGCTGACATATTAACAGTAATTGGTTACGGAAACCATGAGACGGGTGTTATTAAGTGGCAGGAGACTGACATTCTTCAGCGATTTGTTGATCTGCTCAATCTTAAGTGCGGTACAAACGTACAGGTTGGTGGCTATGGCGGGTGGTTGGTCTTTAAGATTGGCACTAGGAATGTATTGCCATACAAGGTGAAATATTTTCATGGATCAGGAGGTGGTGGAATTGTTACAAAGGGCGCCATCAACCTTACTAGAGCGCTAGAGCTTTATGAGGACTTTGACGTATTCACAATGGGCCACATACATGAGAATGCCTCACGTAATGACGTCAGAGATATGATTCAGCACAACCCAACACTAGGATATCAAGTAAAACAGCGTCAGATTCACTTGATGCTCACAGGTACCTATAAGGAGGAGTATGAGGACGGGCACCATGGGTGGCACGTAGAGAGAGGTGCGCCACCAAAACCAATAGGTGGACGTATACTTCGTTTTAAAAATATACGTGTAATGAAGAATGGGACAGACAGGATGGAAAAGACTATTGACTCAAGTAAAATAATTATCTAATAAATTGTATCTTTGTAAAAATTAAATCAAATGAAAGTAGAAAAGTTTTTAACTAAGGAGGAGCTAGAGGCTACTCAAGGAATGCACAACGAGTTTAACAAGCTAAAGATTCAGCTTGCTGACGTTGAGCTACAGAAGCATGGTCTGTTAAAGCATATTGATATGCTAAGACTAGAGTTTCAGCAACATGAAAAAGGTCTAATGGACAAGTACGGTGAGGATGCTGTAATCAACCTTCAAACCGGAGAGGTCACAAAAAAATAAGAAATGGGAAAGATTAGCAGCTACGCAATTGATTCAACGCCAAACCTTAATGACAAGGTTATTGGAACTGATGTTAATAATATGGATATTACCAAGAATTACCTTCTCGGAGATATTGTGTCACTAGCTAATGCTAATATTATATTCAATCAAGTATTGAATGGTTTTTCAACGGTTGCTCAAGCTCCGTCTGCCTTAAACACTCCATTGATTGTAACTTTTGGCGCTGCTCAGGGTGGTCCTTTAACTGATATTGAGCTTCAGGGAGGCGGGAAAATTATATTTAATAAATCAGGACAGTACTTCATTAATGCATATGGTAATATTGAGCGTCAAGGGTCATCAGGTGGTACTGCTGTTGTTTTGTTCCGTGCGCTTTTGAATGGCACTCAAATATCAACGACTAAGGGATTTCGCTTAGATACACCGAACTTACCTGACCCGTATGAGGTTAGTATTCCTTTCTACGCAAATGCAGGAGATATACTTTGGTATGAGATTATGCGTGACTCATCAGGAACCAATGCAGGTGGTATATACCCACACACAAACTTGGGCGGATGGTCTAACGTACCATCATCTCAAATTCAAATTTGGAAATTAAATTAAATGGAAATCAGGAAGATATCGGTTGGCCCGGACTACAAGGGTGGAGCGATGCATTACATTGTTGGTCAGAAAGTACTAGGTGAGACTCAAGAGATTCATCTTATTAAGTATGATGACCATAAGCAATCAATTAAGATTTATATTGCCAATGATAAGAATGAGATTGTAATTTGGAAAGAGTTCAACAATACCATTCCTGTAGCCATTGAGTACAATATAAATATCTAATGCAATCACCGTTCTACTTTATCACAAAACCAATTAGCGGAAAGAGATACAACAACACCAAAGAGATTGGTGGTATCGACCTTATTATAAGCACCTCAGAGGAAGACCACAGGTTCTCAAACAGAGAGGCTGAGGTTATTGAGGTACCCGTAGATTATAGTGGTCCAATTAAGATTGGAGACAAACTATTGGTTCATCACAACGTATTCAAGTTTTATAACGATATGAAGGGTCGCCGTAAGAGCGGTAAGAGCTTCTTCAAGGAAGATATATTCCTGATTGATGACGAACAGTTCTTTATGTATCAAAACGATACAGGATGGCATGCATACGATAGGTACTGTTTTGTTCAGCCTATCAAGCCTGAAGCTTCATTTATATATAAGCCGATTGAAGAGGAGCCGTTGATTGGCATTATGAGATACCCCAACAAGGCTCTTATAGATGCGGGAATAAAGGCAGGTGATAAGGTCTGTTTTAAGCCTGATAGCGAGTATGAGTTTATTGTAGATGATGAGAAGCTATACCGGATGTATGACCATCAAATAACAATTAAGTTATGAGTCGGGAGAAAGATTTAAGACTCAATATTATTGAGGCGGGATATAGGGCTGTTGAGCAACTTATTAAGGTTGCTAAGGAAGATATCATTAAGCCTGACCCTGAGGATGATTTATCTGCGGATAAATTAAAAAATGCTGCAGCATCAAAACGATTGGCTATATTTGATGCATTCGAAATTCTAAATAAAATTGAAGCTGAGAAAGCTACGCTAGAGGAGGTAAAAGATGATTCACCAAAGCTCGATACAAAACAGGGATTTGCCGAACGAAGAGCTAAATAAGCTTTATCGTGTAGTAAAAGACCATATCCCCAAAAGGGTTAAAGATCAAAAGAATCGAAACCATAGTTGGCAGTATGGCTACAACGATCAATATGACGTTGTAATATTATCAAAGACAGGAAGATTAGGTGATATATACAATATCAATGGATTGCATATAGCACTTCCTGAATCTCCTGCAAAATGCACAAGTAGAAGCTCAAAATCATCAGAACAGTATTGGGAGCGTGTTGATATACCAAAGCAACTAGGTCGCATTCAGTCAATCTTTCAGTGGCATGAGATGCCTAAAGATTTTAAGGCGCAATATATTGACTACATAGAACAAGAGTTTGATAGAAGAGAGCAGGGGCATTGGTTTATGAATAATGGAACCCCAACATACATGACAGGTTCTCATTACATGTATCTTCAGTGGTCTAAGATTGACATAGGATATGCTGACTTTCGTGAGGCAAACAGAATTTTCTTTATTTATTGGGAGGCGTGCAAGGCTGACTACAGGTCATTCGGCATGGTTTACCTAAAGATTCGCCGTTCAGGTTTTTCTTTTATGTCATCATCAGAATGTGTGAATATTGCAACTCTTGCAAAAGATGCAAGGGTTGGTATCTTGTCAAAAACAGGTTCCGATGCCAAGAAAATGTTCACCGATAAGGTTGTGCCTATCAACAGTAACCTACCTTTCTTCTTCAAGCCGGTAATGGATGGTATGGACAAGCCAAAGACAGAGCTTGCCTATCGCGTCCCTGCTTCCAAAATTACCAAAAAGAATATGCATGAGATTGATGAGGATGGTGTAGATGGCCTTGATACAACAATAGATTGGAAGAACACAGATGAGAACTCTTACGATGGTGAGAAGTTGTTATTCTTGGCGCATGATGAAAGTGCTAAATGGACAAAGCCAAATAATATCCTAAACAATTGGCGAGTAACCAAGACGTGTTTGCGTTTGGGTTCTAAGATTATTGGTAAGTGTATGATGGGTTCAACGTCCAATGCCTTAAGTAAAGGTGGTCAGAATTACAAAGATTTGTATGAGGATTCAAAGCCATCTACACGTAATGCAAATGGTCAGACTAAGTCGGGGCTGTATGGCATGTTTATCCCAATGGAGTGGAATATGGAGGGTTTTATTGATCTTTATGGTATGCCTGTACTTCGTAAACCAAGCAATCCTATTAAGGGGGTTGATGGTAATATGATTGTCAATGGCGCTATTGATTATTGGGAGGCAGAGGTTGACTCATTAAAGAATGACCCTGATGCATTGAATGAATTTTACCGTCAGTTTCCAAGAACAGAGTCGCACGCATTTAGAGATGAAAGCAAGGCTGCTCTATTTAACTTGACTAAGTTATATCAGCAGATTGACTTTAACGATACATTGATTAAAGAGCATCACTATACTAGAGGTTCATTTAGTTGGAAGGATGGCATCAAAGATACGCAGGTTATATTTACTCCTGATCGAAGGGGGAGGTTCTTAATTGCTTGGGCTCCTGCAAAGCATTTGCAAAACCAAGTACACACAAAGAATGGTATTAAATATCCCGGTAATGATCATATGGGGGCATTTGGATGTGACTCCTATGATATCTCAGGAGTTGTTGTAGGGCGTGGTTCAAATGGTGCGCTACATGGTCTAACTAAATACCATATGGACGAAGGTCCTGTTAACCAATTTTTTTTGGAATACATTGCTCGTCCGCAGACAGCAGAGATATTCTTTGAAGAGGTACTAATGGCATGTGTATTTTACGGTATGCCAATATTGATTGAGAACAACAAACCACGATTGCTGTATCATTTTAAGAACAGAGGGTATCGCGGATTCTGTATTAACAGACCGGATAAAGTTTATGCTAAATTATCTAAGACAGAGCGTGAACTAGGCGGTATACCAAACTCATCTGAGGATGTCAAGCAGGCGCACGCAGCTGCGATTGAATCTTACATAGAGAAGTACATAGGTGTTCAGGAAGATGGGGAAATGGGCTTCATGCCATTCAATAAAACATTAGAGGATTGGGCTAAATTTGACATTAGCGATCGTACAATGTTTGATGCTACAATTAGCTCAGGATTGGCTATTATGGCTTGTCAGAAGCACTTATATCAACCCGAGGTAAAAGAGTCAAAAATAAGCATTAAATTTGCTAGATATAATAATAAAGGGAATATTAGCTCCTTAGATACATGAAAGACGTAAAAATTAACATATCCTCAACATCATTTCCGAGTCAATTCGCAACTGATGCAGAGAAAGAAACCGCTGAATTTGGTATCCAAGTTGGACAAGCCATACAGTACGAGTGGTTTAGAAAGGATGGTAATCAATGTAGATACTACAGTCAATGGCGTGACTTTCACCGCCTTCGTTTATATGCGCGTGGTGAGCAGCCTATTCAAAAATATAAGGATGAGCTTGCTGTTGATGGTGATTTGTCTTACATCAACCTTGATTGGACACCTGTTCCAATCATTCCTAAGTTTGTTGACATTGTTGTCAATGGAATGTCAGACCGTCTATTTAAGGTTAAGGCATATGCTCAAGATGGAATGTCTCAGGCAAAGAGAAACAAGTATCAAGATATGATTGAAAGTCAAATGGTTGCAAAAGACCTTTTGATGAACATACAAGAGCAGACAGGTGTAGATCCATTTGTGATGAACCCTGATGAGCTTCCAAGCACTGATGAAGAGCTATCATTGTATATGAACCTCAACTACAAACCTGCAATTGAGATTGCAGAAGAAGAGGCTATCAATACTATACTTGCCGAGAATAGATACGATAACATTCGTAAGCAGTGTGACTATGACTTAATGACTATTGGTATCGCTGTTGAGAAGCATGAGTTCCTTCCGGGAGCAGGTGTTCAAATCTCATACGTAGACCCCGCAAACATTGTATACAGCTACACTGAAGACCCATACTTTAGAGATTGCTTCTATTGGGGTGAAATCAGAACGCTTTCTATAACTGAGCTTTACAAGATTGACCAATCACTCACTCGTGAGGATTTAGAGGAGATTTCAAAATATAGCCAAAGTTGGTATGATTACTATAATGTAGCTCAATTTTATGAAAACAATGTTTTTTACCGTGATACGTGTACTCTTTTATACTTTAATTATAAGAGTACTAAGAAAATTGTTTACAAGAAGAAAATTCTTGATAATGGAAATACTCGAGTAATTGAGAAGGACGAGAACTTCAATCCTCCTGTGGAAATGATGGAGGAAGGTCGCTTCGAAAAGATAGAGAAAACAATTGATGTTTGGTATAATGGTATTATGGTTATGGGTACCAACATCTTGCTTAAGTGGGAGATGGCTGAGAATATGGTAAGGCCAAAGTCAGCTACTCAGCACGCGCTTCCAAACTATGTAGCGGTTGCACCACGTATGTATAAGGGTGTTATTGAATCAATGGTTCGCAGAATGATACCATTTGCTGACCTCATACAATTGACACACTTAAAGCTTCAGCAAGTAATTTCTCGTGTTGTACCTGATGGTGTATTTATAGATGCTGATGGTCTTAATGAAGTTGACTTGGGTACAGGTGCAGCTTATAACCCTGAGGATGCGCTTAGACTATACTTCCAAACAGGTAGTGTTATTGGTCGTAGCTACACACAGGACGGAGAATTTAATAATGCTCGTGTTCCAATCCAAGAGTTAAATAGTAACTCAGGCGCTGCTAAGACTCAAATGCTTATTGCAAACTACAATCACTACATGGATATGTTGCGTTCAGTAACAGGTCTTAATGAGGCTAGAGATGGCTCTGACCCTGACCCACGCGCATTGATTGGTGTACAGAAGCTTGCAGCACTTAATTCAAACACAGCTACACGTCACATTCTTGAGGGAAGCTTGTATATGTTTAAGTCTATCGCTGAGGCTCTTACATATAGAGTTGCAGATATACTAGAGTATGCTGACTTTAGAGATGACTTTGCTAATAAGATTGGCAAATACAATGTATCTATTTTAAATGAAATTAAAGACCTGTACGTATATGACTTCGGAATTTTCATCGACATCTCTCCAGACGAAGAAGAGAAAGCACAGCTTGAGCAAAACATTCAAATTGCTCTATCTAAAGGTGATATTAACCTTGAGGATGCAATTGATATACGTGAGATTAAAAATCTCAAGTTGGCTAACCAACTCTTAAAACTCAAACGAGTTAAGAAGGAAGAGAAGGAGCAACAGCGTGCAATGCAGGCTCAAGCTATTCAAGCACAACAGCAAGTTCAAATTCAGCAGATGGCTGCCCAAACTGCTATGCAAAAAATTCAACTTGAGACGCAATCTAAAATGCAAATTAAGCAAGCTGAGGTGGCTTTTGAAATTGAGAAGATGAAGAATGAGGCTATGCTCAAGCAACAATTAATGCAGACTGAGTTTGATATGCAAATGCAACTTAAGGGTGTTGAGGTTGAGTCTGTAGACAAAAGAGAAAAGGAAAGAGAAGAAGCTAAAGCTAAGCGTATTAGTCAACAAAACTCAGAGCAATCTAAGTTGATTAATCAAAGAAAGAACAACCTACCACCAATCAGTTTTGAATCCAATGAGGATTCCCTTGATGGCTTTGACATGGCTGAATTTGAGCCACGTTAAAACAATAAAAAATAATATATAACTTTGTAAAAATTAAATCAAATGGAATTTAAAGTAAAAGAAGTATCAGGAATGGTCGAAAAGAGCGCTGCTCAGATTGAAGATGAATTATTACAGAAGCACGAAGAGAGTCTAAATGACACTATTCCATTAGAAGATAATCCTCCAATTGAAGAGCCGCCAATTGAGATTCCTGAGTTAAAAGAAGAAGACGTTCTTTCATATTTGGGTAAAAGATACAATAAGGAAATCAATTCGTTTGACGAGTTGATGGCACAACGAGCAGAGAACGAACCGTTACCTGAAGATGTTGAGGCTTTCCTTAAGTATAAGAAAGAAACAGGGCGTGGCATCCAAGACTACTTGAAACTACAAGAAGACTTTGATTCTATGAATCCTGATAAAATGCTGAAGCAATACTTCATGGCTACAGAGGTTGGTCTCGATGAAGACGACATTGATGCCATGTTGGAAGAGTTTGCTTACGATGAGGATTTAGATGATGACTCACACGTTAAGAAATCTAAGATTGCTAAGAAAAAGGCTATTGCTAAGGCCAAAGATTATTTTAACTCTGAAAAGGAGAAATATAAGCAACCTCTTGAGTCAAGGGGAAGTTCAATTGCTACTGAAGAGAAAGAAGATTTTGAGGCATATAAACAATACATACAACAAGCTAAAACCCTAGAGGAGGAAAACGGTCGCAAACGCGATTGGTTCCTAAAGAAAACTGACGAGGTGTTTAGTCAAGAATTCAAAGGTTTTGAGTTCAACATTGACGACAAGAAAGTTGTTTTCTCTCCCGGTGATGCAACAGAGCTTAAGAAGCTCCAATCAACTCCAACAAACTTTATTAATAAGTATTTGGATGAGAGCGGAATGGTAAGTGATGCTGCAGGATACCATAGAGCTTTAGCGATCGCAATGAATCCTGAAAAGTTTGCCAAGTTCTTTTATGAGCAGGGTCAGGCTGATGCTACGGACGATGTCACTAAAAAAATTAAAAACGTGAATATGTCTGAGCGCAGAGTACCTGAAGCAATCGTCAAAGGAGGAATGCAAATCCGAGAAGTAAACCCCGGCTCAGGCAAAGGGTTGAAAATCAAAAGTATAAAAAAAATATAAACAATTAAAAAAAGAAAAAAATGTCTTTAAATCCTACCCCCCCGTATCAGTTGCAGCCGAGTGCTGAGCAGGTACCATTGTCAAGTAACTACTTGACAAACTTTAACTTCATGAATCAGTATTTACCTGATACATATGAGAAAGAATTTGAGCGTTACGGAAACCGTACCGTTGCATCTTTCCTTCGTATGGTAGGTGCTGAGATGCCGTCTATCTCTGACCAAATCAAGTGGGCAGAACAAGGCCGTCTTCACACGAAGTACACTAAAGTTGTTTCTACTGTATTAACAGGCGCTAGCAGTGCTGTATTTACAGTTAATGACTTGAACGTATCAGGTATAGCTATTCGTACAGGTCAAACTGTTATGATTACACCAAACGTAGCAGGTCCTTCACAAAACAAGGGTATTGTTACTGTTGTTGATACTGCCCTTGACCAATTTACAGTTGCTTTCTATGAGACAGCAGGCTTCACTAACGGTTCTGTAGTTAACGAATTTACTGTATTTGTTTACGGTTCTGAGTTCAAGAAAGGTACTACAGGTATGATTGGTTCATTGGAAGCTGAAGATGAAATCTTCTCTAACAGCCCAATCATCATCAAAGATAAGTACGCCGTTTCAGGTTCTGACATGGCTCAGATTGGTTGGATTGAAGTAACTACTGAGAATGGTGCTACAGGATACCTTTGGTATTTGAAGTCTGAGCACGAGACTCGTCTACGTTTTGAAGACTACTTAGAGACTTCTATGTTGGAGGCTGTTCCTGCTGAGCCGGGTTCAGGTGCTGCTAACGCAGTTGTTAACCCAACTTATGGTAACAAAGGTTCTGAGGGTGTATTCTACGTAGTAAACTCTCGTGGTAACGTATGGGGAGGTGGTAACCCAACTACATTGGGTGACTTCGACACAATCATCTCTCGTCTTGACAAGCAAGGCTCTATCGAAGAGAACGTATTGTTCTTGAATCGTGACTTCAGCTTTGACGTTGATGACATGTTGGCTTCTCAAAACAGCTACGGTGCATTTGGTACATCTTATGGTTTGTTTGACAACGATAAGGATATGGCCTTGAACCTTGGGTTCACAGGTTTCCGCCGTGGTTATGACTTCTACAAGACAGATTGGAAATACCTAAACGACCCAACTATGCGTGGTGGTTTGACCGCATCTGCTACAGGAACTAGTACATCTAACGTAATCACAGGTCTTCTTGTACCTGCAGGTTCAACTACTGTATACGACCAAATCCTTGGTAAGAACGCTAAGCGTCCATTCTTACACGTGCGTTACCGCGCTTCTGAGACTGAAGACCGCCGTTACAAGACTTGGATTACAGGTTCTGCCGGTGGTGCTGCTACAAGCGACCTAGATGCAATGGAAGTAAACTTCTTATCTGAGCGTGCTGTATGTACCTTGGGTGCGAATAACTTCGTATTGTTCCGCTACGGAGCATAATCTTAGGATTAAAATAGGGAGTGTCCTCAAAGACACTCCCTTATTTTTATTGTAAACTTTAATTATATTATATCTTATGTCAAAAAAAGGAAAGTTGGCTGCTGCCGACAGAGTCTATAGACTCAAGAATGATAAGGCGCCATTGTCTTATATGTTATCAGCTCGTAATACTCATCGTTCACCACTTCTTTGGTACGATGAAGAGTTAAATCAGAATCGCCCACTGCGATATGCAATAAACCAAAAAAGCCCATTTGAGGATGAGCAGGACGGAAATCCTGTTATTCAGGCCATTATATTTGAGAACGGCTTTCTAAGCGTTCCAAAAAACAACCCTGTACTTCAGGAGTTCTTGCACTACCACCCACAGAATGGTCTTGTATTTGAAGAGGTTAACAACGAGCGTGACGCACAGCAAGAGGTAGAATACCTAACTGCTGAGGTTGACGCATTGATTAAGGCCCGTGAGCTTTCAATCGAAGAGCTTGAGACGGTTTATCGTGTGTTATTCAATAAGGACGTAAGTCGTGTTACAACAGCCGAGATGAAAAGAGATGTGCTTATCTATGCACGTAACTACCCCGGTAGTTTCTTGGATGCGTTAGATGACCCAATGCTTCGCCTTCAATCGCAGGTACACATATTCTTTGATATGGGGTTACTTGGATTCCGAAACGGAAACAAAGAGGTTTGGTATAGCACACCAACCAACAAGAAAAAAATGCTAAATATTCCTTACGGTGAAGATCCATATGTACTTGTTTCTATGTATCTAAAAAGCGATGAAGGACTAGAAGCATTAAAAATGTTAGAACATCATTTGCAGAATGCATAAATAATGTTATATTTGTAATGTTGTTTTAGAGTTTATGCTCATTTTGTTTGTTTGATAAAGGTGTCCTAGTGGCACCTTTATTTTTTTGTATCTTTGTGAAAAGATATTTCAATGATTAACTCAGTAAGAAACACCGTATTGTCAGTTCTTAATAAGAACAACTACGGTTATATCTCTCCCTCTGACTTTAACTTGTTTGCACAGCAGGCACAGATGGAGATTTATGAAGAGTACTACAGTAGCTATAATAAGACCATAAACGCAGAGAATGCAAGGGTATCAGGAACTGAGTACGCCGACATCGAGAATCCCATAGCTGAGGTCTTAGAAGGCTTTTTGCGAAATGATACTCTTCTTCAAGTTGCACCTACAACAAACCAATACTACGTGCCATCTTTAATTACAACAGGTTACAACTTCTACATGATTAGTAGACTGACTTGTTTTAATGGTACCACAAGATTAGGGGATGCTGAGAAGGTTGCTAACGCACGTCTATATATGTTGTTGGACTCAATGCTTACAGCTCCAACTACAAAATATCCATCTTATATTATTGAAGAAGATATCATTACAGTTTATCCTGATACCATTAATGGTGTATCATCATTGAAGTGCTCATACTTTAGGTTGCCTTTAGACCCTAAGTGGACATACATAAACTTACCTAACGGAGAGCCTGCGTTTGACCAATCACAGCCGGACTACCAAGACTTTGAGCTTCCATTTGAAGATGAATATAAGTTAGTTATGAAGATTCTTCAATACTGTGGTATGTCAATCAGAGAGATTCAAGTTGCGCAATATGGTATTCAACAAGAGCAGGCCGAGAACCCTGCGTTTAGCACACAACAATAATAGACCATGGCATATATTTCACAGTATCAGTACTACGAGAATGGTGGTAATCAGCCTGAGGACGCCAATTGGGGTTCGTATCAGTATGTAAGCCTATACGATATCGTCAACAACTTCTTGTTGATGTATTCAGGCAACCACTCATTAGTAAATAACGAGGAGAGATATAAGATTATCTTCCACGCAAAGAGAGCTATCCAAGAACTTAACTATGATGCATTTAAAGAAATCAAAGTTCTTCAGCTTACTATATGCGATCAACTACGTTTTGTATTGCCATCTGACTATGTCAATTGGGTTCGTATCTCTTTGTACAAAGATGGTTGGATTAGACCGTTGACTGAGAATATTCAAGTTCAATCAGCTAAGGCATATCTTCAAGACAATGACTGCAGAATTTTATTTGACCAAAATGGAAATGCATTAGAGCCACAATATTCTGAGCTTGACTTTGATCGTATTACAGGTACTCAAAAGAGTATTTACTTGAATCCCGGGAATCAATTCGATGGTCAGCAAGGTTGGTATTATGAGGGGGATTGGTATTTTGAGGCAGGAATTGGAGCTAGATATGGTTTAAATACAGAGACAGCTAATAGAAATCCAACATTTACCATTGATAAGAAGTCAGGAGTTATTAACTTTAGCTCGCATATGTCAGGTGAGTCTATTATTCTTGAATACGTATCTGATGGTATGGAGAATGGTGACGACAGCTTGATAACTGTAAACAAGTTATTTGAGAAGTATGTGTACGCATATATTCAGTATGAGATACTAAACTCAAAACTTGGTGTGCAAGAGTATGTTGTAATGAGAGCTAGAAAAGAAAAATCAGCTCTTTTGCGCAATGCAAAAATTAGATTGAGCAATATTCATCCGGGGCGTTTGTTAATGAACTTACGTGGTCAGAATAAGTGGATAAAGTAGTATGACAAAAATTACGAGAAACTTTACTGCGGGTAAAATGAATAAGATCGTTGATGAACGACTTATTCCTAATGGCCAATATATTGACGCATTGAATGTGCGTATGGGTTCAACTGAGCTTAGTGAGATTGGTGCCATTGAAAACACAAAGGGTAACTTAAAAATTACCACATTGGTTTACATTGATGGCACACCGCTAAGTGGCGATGCTCGAACAATTGGTGCGTTT